CTGCTGCCTCAGCTGCGCCCTCTTTATCGCCGCGCCGCTCGAGCGAGGAAATATATTCGTACTGGCTGGCCGTCAGGTAGTGCATAGTGGAGTTCAGCTCTTCTGAGGCCTTGGTCGGGCTGGTGTAAAGCTTCTGGAAGTTCTTCACCGTGGCATCAACAGACTGGCCGGTTCCCCGCTCCATTGCCATTGCTGCGCGGGTGACAGATTCGAGCTGCTCCGGTTTGAACGTGCCAGCCCCAGCCACCTGCGCCAGAGCACGCGCCGCCGCTGATACCTTTCCACTGGCCCCGCCAATCTTCATCGCCAAATCTGAAAGCTGTACGGCAGATTGCGCAGAGTACTGCCCGGTAAGGATCAGTTGCTTATTGAACTCTGTCGCATCCTGAGCGCCTTTATACCAGGCGGTAGCCAGCGCCCCGGCACCAACAGCCAGTGAACCAATGCCCAGCACTGCAGGAGTCAGCGCCCCGGCCAGAGTGCGAAGATAACTCCCGACGCCGGATACCGCTCCTTTGACTGAACCGAACTGGTCCTTAATCTGCCCGCCCTGCTGGAGCAGGATTAGGAACGGAGACTGCCCACCAGCCAGCTGGGTAGCAATATCGGTGAACTGTGCCGGGAGAGTACGCAGAGCAGCATTGTATTGCCCGATGGAAATACCGGCCCGCTGGGCCGCCAGCTCCTGCCGGGATAGCGCCTGCGGCATGGAATCTGCGAGGCCGGTCAGTTTACGGCGCGTATCCTCCAGTTGCTGATTGAAGTGCTCGAACTGCGTGCCGTTGATGCGCCCGGCTTCGAAATGGGTCACCAACTGCGCGTACTGCTCATCCAGCGTGTTGAACGCGCGGATCGTCGGATCGATGCTGCCCAGCAGGTTCTTCAGCGCAGCGGATTGCTTGTCTGCCGCCTGGGTGGCCGCCAGTTCAATCTGGGCGCGCGCTGCCGCTTCGCCGGTATCGGTTAATTTCAGGCGGGTTTGATCGAGGAGTTTTTGATAATGCTCGTACTCTTCACTGTCCAGCCAGCCTTTGCTGAATACGGCTTTAAGGTGATCCTGCTTATCTTCCAGCCTTCCAAGCGCGGCCACGGTCGGATCGATGCTCTCCAGCAGCCCTTTGATTTCCTGGTGCTGAGCGCGAAGGGCTTCTGAACCTTCTTTTGCCGCGGGTTTAACCCGTTTATTCGCATCTGCCAGGGCGTCAGCGCCAGCGACGGCACCCGCCGCCGCCTGGCCGAGTTTATCCAGTTCGTTGCTGGCCGTTTGCAGATCGGATACATCGGCCCGGAGAGTGATTGAAGCTATTTGGTCTGTCATCAGACCTCCTGTTAATGATATCGGTCACGAACGCCTGACCAGGCTGCCGGTGATGTTGCTCCGATTCTCTGTCCATGCGCCTGGCTGACCGCCTGCCCCCACGCCTGCAGCACATCATTGAGTGCGCCAGGGTAGTTATTCGCAAACAACCGGGCCGTATCTGCGTTAAATGGCATATCGGCTTCCCAGTCTGCAATCATGAATAGCAGCGCTTCGGCGGTAGTGGGGGTGGGTTGATTCGGGGCAGCCTGGAGTTCGGCCAGGGAGGGGATCTTAAAAGTTAGATTAAGCGGGGCGGGTTCGCCGCCCGGTTTAGTGACGTAGACGGTTTTTTTCACCGTCTCCATGACTGTTGCACCAGCGTTGTTTTGATCAGGTCGTTCACAGCCTGATTTACAACATCAACATTGGCTGTACTGCTTTTCCCCTGGATATAACTGCGATCCCCCACTGACACGTTGAGGTTTTCCAGTTTCTTGCACAAGACATCCGGTAACTCGCCACCGAAACGGTGATTAATAACCGCCACCAGCTCGGTGCGGAATGCTTCGTTTTTATTAACGCCAAGCCCCTGCCAGAGATGGCGCTGATCCACCTGAATATCTAATTTCATACGTAGCCTTCCTGTTTGAGAATTTTTTCCATCAGCCTGCGCGCAATAGAGTTAAGAGTCGGGGCCACGTTGAGGGGGGATTTACTGCGCTCACCGTCCTGTATGCGCTTGATTACTTCCATCTGCTCTTTGGTAAGCAGGATGGGTTTGAAGTTCGGGTTGTACGCCATAACTGACCTCACTATATATTTATCAGGGTCAATAATATTTCATAAAACGCAACGAAAACACACTATATTGCAGAATTCGGCATGATAAGCACAAAAAAAAGCCACCTACTGGTGGCCTTGTAGAATATAAATGCTTAAAACTTAGACTTTACGGTCTGCCGGAATGAGTCTCTAATCTGCGGGGGTAATTCGTTCGAGAGATTTCGTATCTGGGTTTTGTATTGTTCGTAAATATCCTTGGGGAGTTGGCCCGGGTGTAAGTCAATCAGGGAAATATAAAGCGTATCGATAGCCCCTCGCTCAAGTACCACATCACAGTTATTCAGCTTGAAATAGTTATCAGCTGACCATAAGACTGGATCGGGTTCTTGGCTTTTCGCCCCCGGCTGGATATCACTCCCGCAGTGCTTACACTTGATAGCTTCGCCCTGTATCAATTCGGCGCAGAACGGACACTTCACCAGCCCGGCTGCAGAAGGTGTCCCCTTGCCAAAAATCAGCATCAGAACCCCCACCAGCACGATCAACCCACCAATGATGGTGTGATTTTGCTGTGAAGCAATGAGGCCGATGTTGTTAATCCTGCCATAGCCCGTATCGACGCTGACATCCATATTCAGTGCCACCACAACCCAGAGAACGCCGATCACCAGCGCGAAAAAACCCAGCTTTTTCATTTTGTTTGCCCTGCTGCGAAAGAATACACGCATCATATCAGGGGTGTTTTGCACCCCCTATGCAATTTTTTTCCCGTCAGCTATCCACATCCGCGGTGCCACCCACCAGGTTAAGCAGGATGTCGTCGAGTTCTTCCCTAGCTTCGTGCCGTTCGCTAGCCCGCAGCCATTTCAGCACATCCACGGCCTCGCGCTGGTGGCGGGGCCGGATAATTATCAGCTTTTTATCCAGCCAGTCCTCCCGGTCACTGACCTCCTGCCGGTGCTCCGCACCGTACTGCCAGCCCAGCTCCTTGCTGGCTGTGTGACGCATCTCATACAGCCAGTTCCATTATTCGAACTCGCACACCACGTCAGAAAGGGTGTGCGGATCGGGCAGAACGTCGCAGAATCCGTTGTGCGCTTCGCTGCGGGCATCATCAACCTCCATACCCCGAAACCCGCACAGCTTCCCAGACTCTACCTCTTCCGGTGTCATGCCGAAGTGATCACCCACCAGCAGGGCCGACTGGTCAATCAGCAGTTCGGCGGCCACCGGCTCCAGTGCGGCATCATAGCTACCGTAGTGCGCCCTCACCTGGCGGGCGCTGTCGATATTGCTTCTGGCCCGGTTGAGGAAGTGCTGCAGGTTATCCATGAACATCGTGCCGAATGCCACGTTGAGCAGGTCTGCGCCATTGAGCACCAGCCAGTCACGGTACCGCTTCTCTGCGTCTTTCGGTTTGATGGTCAGCTTACTGAGCGCATCCTCGGCGGCGGCCAGGTGCGCCGGTTCATTCAGCTTGATCACCTCCAGCACCCATAAATAAGCGTCCGTCGGCTTATGCCCGGTCACCGTTTTTTACGGCGGCAGTGGTTTCACCGTCGCCAGCTCGCTGCTGTGTACCGGGGCCGGAATGGTGAACAGCACCGCCTGGGCCGGGTTGTCATCGAACAGGCCGCTGCGTTTGCAGACGGCGCGCACGGTGGTGACCTTGATACCCGTTTCACCGGCAATGCGGCCATAACCCAGGCCCCGGCGTTTAAGGCGGATAATCTTCGCCTTTTGCTCTGTAGTCAGGCGCATCCTGAACCCTCCTTTTTTTTCATGTCTGCCAGGGTATCAAGTGCCCGTTGTTGTTGCTCCGCCGTCACTTCCCTGGCGGGATCCCCGGCAAGGTTAAAGCGCGGCCCACCGGCGGCCAGCGCTTTCAGGTAGGACGTGCGCCGGGTGTACATGGCGATGGCGACCCGCACCCTGCCAGCGCCAGTTATGCCCCGGGAGCGCATGTCTGCGGTTATCAGTTCAGCAACACCCACCACCAGCGGCCGCGGCGCGTCCAGATTGAACAGTGCAGGCCAGTGAGTGATCAGCAGCTCCAGCTTTTTGCGGTTGTACCGGCTGCGCTTTGTGCCTGCTGCTGCGCCAGCGCCTGTATGAGCCGCTTTCTCTGCTGAGTCCATGTTAGGGGGTAGTTTTGCCGCTGCGCCTATTGCGGCGCGTTTCAGGCTCAATACCGGGCGTTTTTGTTCTTCCATTTTCGGCATCCTCAGAAGGGGATCTGATCGTCGTAAGGCTGGCTCTGGTCGTAATCGTCATAGCCCTGCGCTGGTGGCCGCGTCTCCTGCGCGCGGCGCAGCGCGTCGGTTGCCTGCCCCTGCTGGCCCTTCTTCCCGCCCGGGCGCGCCGTTCTGGCGCTGATCACACTGTCGGTGATCACTTGGTACCCGGTCTGTGTGCCGCCGTCGTTACTCGTCCACTGATTCACCTGCATATTGCCCGCCACGCTTACCATGTCGCCCTTCTGGTGCTTCGCCAGTGCTTCGGCCTGTTTGCCGAACGCGGTCACCGCCAGCCAGAAGGTAGCCTCTCCGTTCTCTGCTTTCTGGCATGGCAGCGTCACCGCCATGCGGGTAAATGCCATCGGTTTATCGTTGCTGGTCGTGCGGCTCTGCACATCAGCCACCAGCCGACCATATGCTGAAATTTGTGCTGTCATCGTCTTTTACCTGTCTGTGATGCTGAAATCCGGGGTTTGTGTTGGTTCAAAAAGGGCATTTGTTGGTTCAGTGTTGGTTCAATTTTTGAACGTGAAACCTTAGATAACAGACACATAAAAACATTGAACTAACTGAACCAACTGAACCAACACCTAAACTACACACATGAGAGAGTTACTTACTCTGGCTAGCACCCCTCCGGTTGATACTGGATCACGTAAACATTGATTTGCCGTCCATCAATGCGCGGAGACTTGCGCTGATACCCTCGGCCTGTATTTGGCGGGGTCAGCATCCCGGCATTTTTCAGCACTTCAGCAAACATCTTCGCGTTGAACCCCTGTGCAATCTCTTTTTCAAAAGCTGCGGGGAAGGTGTAAAACACCACCGGGTCAGCTTCATGCCCTCCCTTCTGGCGATACCCTGCCAGGTTGGCAATTGGCAGGCTGCCCGGGTCATACGGGAATGGCGCAAACCGGCTGAGTCCGTGAGCATTGAGGAATGCTTCTGTCTGCTCAATGATCTGCTGATGCTCTTTGTTCCCGGTGCCGAACTCCCGGATCCACGCGTTGAAGCTGTACTGAATAGCATCCCGGCATGTCTGTTCATCCCAGCCGGTGATCACCCTTCCGGCCATGAGCGCAGCCTCAAGAATGGCGAAACGCGCCCCCACTCGATGTACCTGCTCCCCGTAGTCAGCCGGAATGATCCCGCGCCAGCGCGCCTCCGCCTCACGTACCGCTTTAACAGTCTCCTGCTGATGGTCAGCCAGCCACTGAACCCATGCGCGGCCAGCAGCGCCGTGATGGCTCTGATACGCATCTTTCAGCGCATCGGCATGGTGCTTACCGCTTTCATGGCCGTGGAAGCGAATAGCCTTACTGAGCGGAATATTGAGCAGGCGCACCAGTTGCCCGGCCTTTGCCTTACGCCCGGCACCAGCAATGAAAGTCTCCAGATCCACCTCTCCGGTGCTGATGGCTACAGTGCGCCAACGTTTCAGTTCGCGGTTACCGCCCTCTTTGGCTCCCTGGAGTTTCCCGGTACCGTTGAACAATGCATAAGCCGACTTATATACCTCCACCGGATCAGCGCCTTGGCCGATTTCATCCAGGGGCATCAGCGCGTCATTGTGCGCTGCTGCTTCGTTTGCCAGCCCCAGCGCAGTGCCGTACCACGTCAGGCGCAGCACATCAGGATTGCCGTACAGACTGGCCGCCACATTGGCAGTGGTGGTTTTACCGGCGCTCGACTGCTCATAGAAATGGATCCCGAACCCGTCAGCGCCAGCCAGTCCAATCAGCGGGGCCGCCAGCGCCGCCGCAACACCGGTCATCATGGAGTAATTGCCATTAGCCAGATTTGCCACGCTATCACGCCAGCTCTCTGCTGTGCCGCTGGTGGTGTAACCTGATGCGGCAGAACTGCGGCCATTAAACAGCACCGGTATTTCAGGGGTGCCAATAATGTCACCGTCAGGCATCAGGTACGCGCCGCACTGCCAGCCTGTAGCCTGAGCGATGCGCCAGATCTCTCCTTTGTGCGCCTGGCTCTGTAACCAATCAGCCAGCGTCGCGCGCAGGCCGCTTTTAGTGGTGACATACAGGCCGCCAGCTTTGAGTGTGCGCCACCCCTCCCTTTCGCCAATATCAGCCAGGGGGATCGCCTGCGTCGTTTCCTCCTTCGCTCCCATCGCCTGCCAGCGCAACACCAGGTAGCGCGTCTTGTTGTCATCAATACCCACGCCAACTACTTTCAGCGCAGAACAGAGCAGGCTCTCTACTTCGGCGATCTCCCCGCCCTTTTCTTTAGGCTCAACCCAATAAAGACCATTTCGACGGCTATCCACGTAGGGCTTCTGTGCGTTGCGTTTCTGGCTGGCGCTATCTGTCACGGTCACTTCAGGTGACACAAATACATCCTCTCCCTGTGGTTGATACAGTGATTTAGTGAACGCGGCGCGTGTTTGGGCAATGCCGTCATGCTGGCGCAGATCGTCCCAGTCGGCTTTAAATTCGCCTGCAGGCAACGCCACCCACCCGGCAACAGCCTGAGCGGCTTTCTCTGCGCTGATGTGGCCGGTGTTCACCTTAAGTTTCCCCCGGTCATCCGTCTCGCCCGGTACGTGCCAGTCGTTATCTGCGGCAATAACGATCTGTGCATGCGGGTAGTGCTGGCGCATCACCTGCGCTACGGGCAGCAGATTCCCGGCGTCAATCGCCACCACCGCCAGCGCATCAGGGCGCATCAGGTGAACAGACAGAACAGTTGCCAGTCCTTCACCAATAATCACCGTCTGCGGCGATTTAACGGGATTAATGACGTGATATGCCCCCTTTTTCGCCGAACCGGTAAGCAGACGTTTTTCACCATCAGCCGTAATGGTCTGCGCGGCAGCTGTTGCGCCGGATTCATTCACCAGGGTCAGCACCAGGGCCCCATCAGGCAGGATCGGATAGGTAAACCCGGGCAGCCCCTTGCCAGCTAGATAAGCGGATTCACCAGGTTGTGCCTGCGCTGTCAGCGCCGCCAGCCTAGAAGAAAAGCGGGCCGCGCGCGCCGCCTGCTCCTGGGCTTGCTGCTGCGCCAGCGCCGCCCGGCGTTCTGCCTGGTCCTTTTGCTGCCGGGCACCACCCTGGCTGGTGGAATTGCGTATGTCCTGCACGTTCATCCCCAGAGCGTCAGCCACCAGCTGAGCGGCCCGGGTGGCGTCGCAGCTGTTCACTTTTTTCACCAGCTCCAGCCCGTCCCCGGCACCGCAGTTATTGCAGAAGTGCGCACCACGCCCGTCATCATCGAATCGGAAACGGTCTTTACCACCACAGGCAGGGCATGCAACCTGCGCACGGGGCAAGGCGGGAACGTCGATTCCCATGAGCGAAAGAACATCTGGCCAGCGCCCGGCAGCGGCATCGGATACCTGCCGGATCATGTCGATATTACGCATGGAAAATGCCTCCTTTCGACAGGCTGTCGCTCATATCCCGCAGCATATCCAGCCAAATTTCATGACCCCATTGGGTAAGCACACCATTAGCCAGGCAGCTGGTCAGCAGCTCCGAGGCCACAGCCTCCCAGTGAGTGTATTCCTGTTCAATCGGAGAGAGCATCCAGCTATCCACCAGCAGCAGAATCCCGCTTTCACCGTCAGTTACCGCCACGTGGACGATCTGCCCGTTAACCGGCAGGGGAAACCACTCACCGCCATTGTCCTGGCGCAACCGCAGAAGAACAGCAGCAGCAAACTCGTTAACCAGCATGGTCAGGCGCGCATTATGGGCTGTACGCTTCACTTGGTTTCCTCCGGCGGGGTGACGGTATAGCCGCAGCGTCTCAGGAATTGGACCATACCTGCAGGGGTGATCAACACTTCCTCATCAGAAAGTGGACGAGCGGACGCTATGCCGTTATTGGTATAGAGCTGCCAGCGGCCACCAGCCGGGAAGCTGGCGACGGTCGCCGTATCAGCGCGGCGCACGAGATCGTAAATTTCGTTCATTCACCGAACCCCGCATCGTTCAGGTTATCCCAGACGGTATGGGCCAACCGGCGGCTGAGAGAAAGCAACGTTTTGAGGTCGGTTTCATCCACCTTGTCGCTGACCATTTCAGTGGCGATCAGCAGCGCGCACAGCTCCGTGGTAGTTTCGATTGTGTTCTGTCGCTCGGTTCTTTTCACGCTGCCACCTCCTGGCGGATGCGCCCGGCGAAGAAACAGACGTGATCGCGCGCCAGCATGCAGCGTGCTTCGCGTTCAGATACGGCAGGAATATGGTGAAGAACAGGTTTGTTTGTGGGGCAATCGCGCCGAACAGCGGCGATAATCCAGATAAATTGTGGGCGAGTTTGGGTAGGGGTCGTCATCATGATGATGATCTCCTTTGACTTATGTAAGGAGTCACCACCAGAGTTTCCACGCTCGAGGGTGGTGACACTGACAGGGGTGGAAATACCGGCGTCAAAGGGTACCGGCCAGCCTTTCGGCTGCCCTATCAGCGCCACCATAGAAGAATATCGGCACTGCTGGCCAATATAGAAATATGCTGGATCTGCGACAATAAAAAAGACGCTTTCGGCGTCTGTTATCGCCTTTGACTTATTTTCCAGGTTTCCACGCCCGGCACCAGATTTTGCTGGTGCGGGATAACCATACACTTGTCGTATTGACACAGGCAAGCCCTTTTTGTGCATAGGGTGCATATTGTGATTCATGGCGCTTTTACGCATGGTTCACCCCCAGGCGTTTTGCCAACCAGCGCTGAGAGAGGCGCATCAGTTCAACTTTGCGCTGCTGGTAGTCCTGCCCCAGTTCGATCAGCGTGATATTGGTCTGCTCCAGATATGAGAGATGTTCGAGCTGCTCAGTACTCATGGAGTCGCGCGGTTCGCCAGTGATGCTGCCGTTCTCCGCCCACTGCTTAGCAGTCAGGCCACCCAGAACAATGCGCGCCAGCATGTTGGACTCGTTGGCATAATGGCGTTGCTGAGTCTGCTTACCCAGCTCTGCGCGGGCAGCATCCAGCGCCTCACACATAGGCTTAAAGTAATTTGCAGCATTCAGACGAGCCTTAAGCTGACGACGAAAACGGGCGGCCACTTCCGGCGCGCTACGATGGAGCTCCTCTTCACACTGGATGAAATACTGACGAACATCACGGCCCTGCTGGTTGCGCTCAACCATAGCCAGTTCTTTTGCCATGCCGATGGTGATCGCGTAATCCACCTCCGGGCGTCCGGCCCCGTTAATTCCCACCCGTTCCGGTGTTAATTGGTCAAAGTCTGTACCTTTGATAAACCCGTACTGGGATACGCGGCCATTGAACCAGCTGCCAAAAACACGCCTCACACCCAATGTCTGGTGTAATGATTTGGCGCTGACGATATTCGCTTCACGTCCGCCGATCCGCCCGCTAATAACAGGAATGAAGGATGCGACATCTTTATTGGTA